AGTATTTGACGTTAACGGCAATATAGATGTGTCTGGCACATACACTGGCGGTGGTCTTATGACTACGGGTGGCAATATCGTCATACCAAATGCAGGTAATATAGGTTCAGCCAGTGATACAGATGCTATAGCTATTGCCGCTGATGGGCAGGTAACTTTTAGTCAAGCTATATCTGGCACGTCTGCTGACTTTGATGGTGGTGTAACTATTGATAACATTACGATAGACGGAACAGAGATAGACTTATCTTCTGGGAGTTTAACAATTGATGCACATACTGATATTATCCTTGATGCTGACTCTGGTAATTGGAGATTTAAAGATGATGGAACATCAATTTTAGAAATAAGCAGAGATTCTAATACATCTGTCACACTATTTTCTGCTGTCGATGACATGGATATGCTTTTTAAAGGTAAGGATAGTGATGGTGGTGGAACCATAACTGCCCTTACCCTTGATATGTCTGAGGCTGGTGATGCTTCTTTTAATCGTAACGTGGGGATTGGTCATGCTCCATCTGGGAATTTAACTGCTGGTTATGTTTTAAGATTAGACGGTGGTTCTCAAACATACCTAGCCTTTAATAATGATACACACACAACACAAGTGACAGGTGGTTTTGTAATAGGAAACGACTCAAGTGCGGCAAGGATCA